CAAATCTGTCAACTGTTTTATTCAAAAGTGTGAAGTACTTCTCATTTATTCGAGTAATAAGAACAAACAAAGAACAAGATAGACTAATGTTCTCTATCTGTACTCATCCTGATCTGGTCGGGGGGGGCGATCTGTGTCTGGAAATGTCAACGCCCACCCTCACACATAAAATCGCGTTTTTGAAAAAAATTTTTTGCCATATTTGACTAGTAAAATTGCCATAAAATCGCGTAAATGGCAAATACTTGCGGCAAATTTTGACTAGCGTAAATGGCAAATACTTGCGGCAAATTTTGACTAGTAAAATTGCGTTTTTGAAAAAATTTTTAACTATGCCTATTGACATTTACTACTTAACATGATATAATCGTACGCATACCTTAATATATTTAGGTGACAAATGCCCGACATGATTTACACACCGTCCAAAACTGGTAAACAATTTCACGAAGCTCGTGACGTTGACACTGGTTTTGTGCGTGCAATCATGGGTCCAATCGGTTCTGGTAAGTCAGTCACTTGCGTACTTGACTTGCTAATGATAGCAATGGACCAAGAGCCAGACAGTAAAGGTATTAGAAGAAGTAAATTTGCGATCATAAGAAACACGTACCGTGAATTGTTAGATACTACTGTTGCAACATTTTTCACGTGGGTACAGCAAGAATCTGGTCATTGGTCATCGTTGAATATGGCATTCAACCTTAAGCAAAAGTTACCAGATGGTACTATAATGGAAACAGAGTTTCTGTTCCGTGCTCTTGACAAACCAGATGACATTAAAAAACTGCTATCATTAGAGATTACTGCTGCTTGGATTAACGAAGCTAGAGAAATTTCTAAAGCAGTATTCGATATGGTACAAGGTCGTGTAGGCAGGTTTCCGCCACCTGTACTTGGTGTAGAGCCGACATTCTTTGGCGTTATACTTGATACTAACCCACCTGACTCAGATCATTGGTGGTATAGACTGTTCGAAGAAGATTTACCACAGAATCATAAGTTCTTTAAGCAACCATCTGGCGAGTCAGAGGCTGCTGAGAATACTAAGAATCTACCTCGTAACTATTACCAGAACATGCGTGCTGGTAAAACACAAGAGTGGATTAATGTGTACATACACGGTAAGTACGGGTTCATTACTGATGGTAAGCCAGTGTATGGTGAGTATAATGATGACTTGCATCATACTAACGAATCGTATGTACCTAACATTGACAAGCCTATTTATATAGGTATCGACTTTGGTCTAACACCTGCAGCAACACTTGGTCAGTTTACGCCATCTGGCAGACTGATAGTGTTTGACGAGCTAGTTACGTTCGATATGGGTGCAGTTAACTTCGGTAAGATTTTAAAGCAGAAGCTTGATCTGGCCTACAAAGGCTATACTTTTGAAGCGTATGGTGACCCAGCAGGTGACATACGTGCTCAGACTGATGAAGAGACGCCGTTCTTGGCTCTGTCAGCACAGGGTATAAATGCTATGCCAACTCATACTAACGACTTTATTATACGTCGTGAGGTGGTGGCTGACTACCTTCAACGGTTGGACTTTACTGGTAAGCCTGCTTTTGCTGTAACACCTGGTGCTCCTACATTACGTAAAGCAATGGGTGGTGGTTATAAGTATAAACGTATGCAAGTGTCTGGCGAGGATAGGTTTAAAGACATGCCAGATAAAGGTAAGTTTTCACACGTAGCTGAGTCGTTACAGTACTTGGTACTAGGTGCAGTAGGTGATAGCGCAGTCATAGGTGGTTATGGTAATAAGCCTATTGATTATTCACAGACAAATAGGATGATAGTATAATGAAAAAGCTTATAATGATGCGTCCAAACACTACTTCTAAAAAAATTAGTGGCGACGTTAAGCCATCTAATCTGGCCAATGGTCCACAGAAAAAGGTAATAACAAATGGCTAAAAAGCGTCAGCCACTGACAGATGACGAGATACTTTCAATAGTAGCCTCAGAGCTGTCTGGTGCAGCTTACTCTGAAGCCGATAGGTCTTCTGGTCAGTTAGAAGACTCTATGCATTACTATCTTGGTTTGCCTAACGGCACAGAGATAGAAGGTAGATCGTCAGTCACGTCAACTGACGTAGCTGACGCTATTGAGTGGATTATGCCTCAAATTATGGAGTCATTTACTCAAGTTAATGAGATAGTTAAGTTTGACCCAGTTGGCCCAAATGATGCTAGACAAGCTGAGCTAGAAAGCCAGTTTTGTTATGATGTTCTGATGAAGGACAATGATGGCTTCATACTTATATATGAACTAGTAAAAGATGCATTGATGCAGCGTAATGGTGTACTTAAAGTATACTATGAAAAAGTACCAGAAACTATTGTGCAAAGTTATTCCGGTATAACTGAAGAGTCATTAAATGTGTTATTAAGTCCAGGTGACGTAGAGCTAGTTGAATTTGACAGCTATATGGACCCAACATTTGGCCAGTTATTTGACGTAACCGTTTCGTATACTAAGCAATGTGGTAAAATAGTAATTGAGTCAGTACCACTTGAAGAGTTTAGAGTTAACGCTCAGCATAACTCTGTAAACTTAAATAAGGCCAGATTTACTGCACATGTTGTGACTGTGCCTATGTCAGACTTGGTCGCAGAAGGTCACTCTGATGCGTTGCTCGATAAAATACCAGGTTACCACAATTACCGTAGAGACTATCGCTGGTCTATGATGGATGAAAGCTCGTCAGGTGAACTTGCACAAAGCCCTGATGATGCGCTTAGATTGGTACAAAAGCACGAATGTTGCATGATGATAGACCATGATGACGATGGCATAGCAACGTTAATGAAAATCACATGTGCTGGCTCTACAGACAGCCCTAGCGTTATACTTTCAATGGAACCGTTAGAGACTATGCCATGGGTATCTACTACGCCTATCATAATGCCTCACAAATTCCAAGGCCTGTCAATAACTGATAGGCTTAGACAAATACAAGATCACAAGACTGCTATATGGCGTAACATCTTGGATAATATGTATTTGCAAAATAATCAACGTAACGTTATTATTGAAGGCCAAGTTAACTTAGACGATTTACTGGTTTCTCGCCCAGGCGGTGTTATACGAGTTAAACGTCAAGACGCCATTATGCCATTGCAAACGCCTCAAGTGTCTAATGTGGCATTTGATATGATGCGTTATTTAGATGAAGTACGTGCAGGCAGGTCTGGTGTACAAGCTGATGGTAATGCTTCACCAGTGTCTATTGGTGACCGTGTTGGCTCAGAAGGTGTTGACAGACTTCTTAACGCTAAAGAAGCTTTGGTTGGCTTGGTAATACGAACTATTGCAGAGACTGGCATAAAGCCTTTAATGTGCAAAATTAGAGAGCTAGCTCTAAAACATTTTGATGCAGCTCAAGACTACGAATTTCGTGGTGAGTGGGTAAAAGTAGCCCCTCAGCAATGGGTAACCAATAGACGTTCGACAGTTAAAGTTGGTACAGGTACTGGCGATAATGCTAAAAAGCTTATGGCTTTGCAAGGCATTCTAACTGTACAGACACAAGCTATTCAAAATCCACAGCAGACACTAGTAGACCAGTCTAACATCTATAATACGTTAGATGATATGGCAAAACTATCTGGATTGAATGGCGCTAATAGATATTTTATTGACCCAAGCTCTCAAGCTGGTCAACAAAAGCAGCAGCAAATTGCTCAGCAATCTGCACAAGAGCAGCAAAAGCAGCAAGAAATTGCTATGCAACAGCTACAAAATGAAGCTAAAATTGCACAGTCTGCTGTTGATGCGGCAAACGCACAGTTGAAAGCAACTGATTATAAAGCTCAAGCCGATCAACTAAAGCACTTGTTAGAGACACAAAAAGCTGAAAATAATGCAAAAATTGCAGAGTTACAGCAACAACTTGAACAATATAAGACAGGTATTGCTTCCGCAGAATCTGACGAAAAAATGCAGTTTAACTATGATAAGCTAGTTTTAGATGCTGCCATCAAACTTACTGAGCTAGAAGCAAAATCTAAAACAGAACAGAATGACAACTTTAATGGCAATTTAGGTGACGTAGATGCAAATTCCTGAAAATGAAGCTGCACGCCTAAACTCTGAAATTCAGCAAGCTCGCAGAGCTAAGCATGCTTATGATAGTTACATTAAAGAACATGTAGATAATGTTATAAGCAATATATACGAAAGTATAGAAGCATGTAGCATATCAGATACAGATACCCTTGTAAACTTAAAGGGTTTACTGACTGCCATTCGCAGTCTTGAAAGATCGGTGTTAAATGACATCGACACTGGTAGAATGGCAGAAGCTATTTTGGAGAAAAACAATGAGTGAAGTTAACCAAGGCCAACAGCAAGAAAACGCTGCGCCAGTTAGTGAGCTCGATCAAATTGCCGATATTTTAGTCGGTGGTCTGGACGAAGACTTTGTGAGTGATGATGCTAACGATGACGAAAGTCCGCTCGTTGATTCCAATGACTCCGAAGAAGTAGAGCAAGGCCAAGAGGAACAGGATACTGACGTATCTTGGGCTAGTGCATTAGGTCTTAGTGATGAAGACATTGTGCTAGACGAGGAAGGTAACTTTAAAGGCGTTAAAATTGGTGATGAGCAAATTGGTCTGTCAGAGTTAAAAAATGGCTATCAATTTAATAAGGCAAATACACAGCGTGCACAACAACTAGCTGAAGAACGTAAACAGTTAGAGCAAGTTAAAGAAGTTGTTACTAAGGAGTACACTACAAAACTCCAAAACGTAAACAAGCTTACTGAATTACTTGCAGGTAAGTTCCTTGATGAGTACAACTCAATTGACTGGAATAGACTGCGTGCCGAAAAACCTGGTGAATATGCAGCGCTACTTAGGGATTACGATGCGCGTAAAGCAGAGTTACAAGGCGTATTTTCAGCATTAGAGACTGAGAATAGCTCAATAACTGCTTCACAGATGCAAGAGCAGCAGGCTAAATTTATGCAACATTTAGAAGTTCAGGCTAAAATGGCTATTGAGCGAAATCCTGAATGGCAAGATGTTGAAAAGTTTAAGTCTGCAATGTCTGACATGACTAAGTTTGTTGGTGAAGCTTATGGCTTTAGTCAACAAGAATTTGAGTCTGTTTATGATGCTCGTTTATTGGACCTTATTAAAGATGCTATGGCATACCGAAACGGTACTAAAATTGCTCAACAAAAAATAGTCAATAAAGTTCCCACGTTTCAAAAGAGTGGCGTTCAAGCTAAGAAAACTACTAAGCTCGACGCCTTGGTTAAAAAAGCTAAAACAGCAAAAGGTTATCAGAAAAAAGGTGCTGAGGTCGATGCTGTGGCAGCGCTACTTCTTGGAGTTAAATAATGAGTACTGCAAATTTAGATTCAGCTGATTTAAAAGCCGTCGCAAGAGGCGGATTAATTCGCGAAGATGTCATGAACAAAATTTTTGACATTTCTCGTATTCCACTACCACTTACTGACATGATTGGCAGCGAGTCATCGTCTAACTCTTATAAAGAGTGGACTGTTGACGCATTACAGCAATCTGACGTTTCTAACGCTGTAGTTGATGGTGCTGACGCATCGGGCAATGACACAGCAACTGGTGGCCGCCTTGGTAACCACCACCAAATTGCACAGAAAGTCGTTAAAGTATCTTTCCGTTCTGACGCGTCTAATGTTATTGGTCGCGCAAAAGAATTGGCATACCAATTGTCTCGCCGCCAGCAAGAATTGCGTCGTGACGTTGAGGCCATTCTACTAAAAAATCAAGCGTCTGTGGCTGATAACGGTGACTCAACTCCTGGTAACTCTGCCGGTCTGCCTGCCTGGATTCGCTCTAACCAAGCTTCAGGTTATGGTTTCGGTGCAGGTGGAGCTGTCGGCGGTTTTAATACCGGTACCGGTCTTGTTGCTGCCCGTACCCCGTCCACAGCTGCTAGAGCGTTGACAGAAACGTTTGTACGTGATGCTGTACAAGACGTGTACTTACAAGGCGGCGACCCCTCTATATTCATGGCAACACCTATGGTAATCCGTAAGTTGTCTGAGTACATGTTCACATCATCTGCTCGTGTTGCTACTCTGTATAGCGATACAGAAGGCGCTAAGTCTGCAGCTGTGGCTATGGGTTCAGTTAATGTGTTTGTAACTGACTTTGGTACTTTGAAAATGGTTCCAAATCGCTTGCAGCCATTTGAGCCCATTGGCTCTTCACTGACTACAGGGCTGACTGCCGGCGTTATTTACGTTGTAAATGCTGTTAGTACATCTTCTCTTGCTCAATGGCAAGCAGCAGGTTGGTCTGGCACTAACTTGCCTAAAGCTGGCCAATGGTTTAAAGCAACTACTACTTCAGTTGCTGGTGGTGGTAGTGTTAAGCTAGCTACTTCAAACGGTTTTGTACTTGACCCTGAGTACTTGGCTATTAGCTATTTGAAAGGCTATCGTACTGAAGAGTTGGCAAAAACCGGCTTGGCTGAAAATCGTCAAATGTCTGTTGACTTTACGTTGATTGTCAACAATGAAAGAGCGCATGCGCTTATTGGTGATATTGACCATCTTGCTAACGTAACAGCGTAATATACTGCCCGGTTGAAATATACCGGGCTAACTTTTGGAGAGTATCATGGCAGTAGCACCAGCAAAAGCCAAAGTGGCAGAAGTAATAGCAATGCAACAACAGGCCGCAGAAGCTCCGGTTGAAGAAGCTCCGGTTGAAGAAGCTCCGGTTGAAGAAGCTCCGGTTGAAGAAGCTCCGGTTGAAGAAGCTCCGGTTGAAGAAGCTCCGGTTGAAACACCTTTACCGGATAACGACGATGTTATTAATGTGCGAAATGACCATACCGCGTTCGTTGCAGGCATTGCACCGGGCAGCACAGGCGAAGTTAAGTACGGCATTTTTAAATCGTCAATTGGTTTAGTGGAGATTTAAGAAATGGACCAGATTTTTGCTAGCAAGCTTCATTACCAAGATCATGAAGATAAAATGTACCATGAAGTCACTCAGCCTACTGAAGACTTGATTTTACAGCGTAATGAAGACTTGCGCAAAAATCCTGGTTCTTTAAAGGATTTAGGCGCCGACTCGTCAGGCGGAACATGGGGGCGTATGGTTGCTTCTATACCTATGATAATTTACGACGAAGCTATTAGAAATGGATTTGCGTTAAACCATAAAGATGCGGACGTAGCAGGTAAAGAAATGCATCGTTTTTTACAAACTGAAAAAGGCCGTATGTGCCTAGTTAGAGGTTAATATGCCACAGCACGGTAATTTTAATAGTTCTGTAATAAACATAGCTACTTTAGCTGATTTACAAACTAAAGTAAATAATGGTACTGCAGTAGATGGCCTATACATGCTAAATAACGGCCAAATATACACTGTCGCAAATGGGTCGGCGGTTTCGGCTAGCGGCGGTGGCGGTTCAGCCGAACCAATCACAGCCATTGACACCCCAACGGCTGATATTACACTGCTATATGACAACGGCCTGCCGCGCATTGACGCTGTAGATGTTAAAGCAACCGGCAAGTTTGTTTACGTCAATCCATCGACAGGACTTGACTCAAGGACACGTGCGCAAGCTATGGTCGAATCAACTCCATGGCAAACCCCTCGACAAGTTTATGACGCTGCAACCAGTGGCGATGGTGCTTATATTGCTAGCGGTACTTATGTTGCAAACGGCGTTGGCGATTACCCTGATGCGTTTCATAGGCTAGGCGGCAATAGTAAATCACTGTCATACATTGCAACAGGCGATGTTACTTTCAAATCTACAAACGTCAGCAACGCGCAAGGATTTGTAAGCGCAGTTCCGAATGGCGGCTTTAGCTATGCAAATGGCATTGTATTTGACGGAGAGAATACAATCCAAACCGGCCTCGGAAACGGTGACATGTCAGCCAGTGTTTGGACGTTGACATACGAAAACTGCACTGTTAAAGATTTTTTAAACTACGGTTGTTTAATGTCCAGTCTTCGGGTTGGTACGTTTAGATTTTTAGGAGCAGTATTTATCGGTGGGTTCTCGGTAGCCGCCCTTGCCGGTTCACCTGGAACAATAGCCAGCAATGGCAATGTGACAATCGATGTGATTGGTTGCAATTTCCAGCTATCACGCACCGGCACCATGATAGGCATTACTCAGGATGTTAGTGCAGCCATTATAAACACGCTGGCTTACAACATCACTGATAATACCCTTAATGTAACCAGTCTTGGTACAACTGGCTATGCTGCTGCTGTGTTTGTCAAAACATCCGGAACGGATATAGCACGGAATGATATTACAATCAATACACCCGATAATAACCTAGTTGGTAGCTACGGGATATTACAGTTTGCAACAGCATTTGAACCGATTCCTGATGCGCATATTTTTGAGAATATAATTAAATTTAACTGTCCTGCTGGTTATGCAGTGGCGCTCGGTAATGACACAGGAGTGGCAATATCAGGGGTTGTCGAAAAAAATAGGGTGATAGGCAAATACTACAGTACGGCAACTCCTCACAATATAGCTGCTGGTAAAAATAGCTCAAATGTTATTCGTTACAATACATCATTAGAAAGTTATGTGGGTATTTTAGCGAGCATAACAGCAGTAGGCACGAATATTTATGAGAATCTGACTATTGATTGTTACGGTGCTGATTTATATGCAAAAGGCTGTACTGATGTAACATTTAACAAAAACACATGTGTTGTAACTGGAAAATATACTCGAAGACGACTAGGCGTTATGTCAGTCGATAGTCAAGGCGGAGTGCCTACTGTCGCCACAACAATGAGTAATAATGTTGTGTTAGTAACGATTGATGATTTGGCTAAAATCAATAAACTGGTTAATGTCTCAAATAACCAGACATGTACATACTCAAATAATGTCTACATTCTTCCTAATACGATTCCAGACTCAACGCCATTGTTCTTTTTGGGAACTGGTGAGGGTGGTTCAGATGATAGTGCTGCAACTGCTACCCCAAATGGAACAACTATTTTTAGCATCGACCAATGGCGGGCGGCGACTAGCATCGCTAATGGTACTGGCACGGTGACAGTGAATAATGACAGGATTATCAAACTGCCTCTGTCCGAGATTCTGAGTATTGTTTCTAATCTGGATTTGTAAGCTATGAACATAAATTGGAGCGAAGCATCAACAAGGCGCGGCGCTGTTGGGCTGGTGATATTTATCATCGGCCTTGGCTTAATCATCAACGGTGCTGATTCAAGGGCTATTGAAACGCTGTTGCTGCTCGGTGCTGGTGTTAGTAGCTACATGAAATTTACCATACCGGATCGTAACTGATGGAAGCCATAGCCGCACTATTTGGCTATTTAAAAAGCTTATTCAAGCCATGCCAATGTAACTATTGCAGATATGAGCGAGGCGAATCAGTGCAGTTTAATAGCAATCAGGCACTAAAGAAAGAGGCCGCAGAATGGGTAAAACAAGCAAAAAAAGATGTAAAGCTACTGGAAGGTTTATTTAGATAATGGAAGCCATAGGCGCACTATTTGAAGCACTCATGTTCTTTTTAGGCATATATCAAGAACATGAAGTAACTAAAGAGCAATGCGAACGCATGTGGGCGGAAGGCTATATAGTTTACCCACAAACTCAAGAAGAATACAATAGAGCACAGAAGTGCAAGGACATATTTGATGACTGAAACCCATGATTTTACTAGCGAAAGACGTACAGCTGTAAATTTGCGTCGTCATACTGACTACGCACAATGCCCTAAGTTTGACAGACATGAGTTATCCGAAGATCAAATAATAGAAATAGCCAAAAAAGCAGTAACCTTGGCCCGTGAAGAATTTTATCAAGAAGTAGGCAAGTCTGTCACAAGTAAGTTTTTTGTATTGGTAGGTTTGATGGCAATGACAGCCATGGTGTGGTTAACTAAAAAAGGCTATATAGGTTAATTTTATGAATTATGCAGACGTTACTGACCTAGCTTTAGTGTACTCCGATAGGACTAACGATGCAGAACTTATATCTGTGTTGCCTAAGCTTGTATCGCTTGTAGAAGCTAGAATCAACAAAGTTATATCATCTTATAGCATGTCTACACGGCAGTCTTTTACTTTAGATGATACTACTTTGGAATACACACTGCCTTCAACAATTGGCCAAGGCATTAACTCGTTGAAAGTTACTGACACAGCTTCTAGCGCAGTTACTGCAGTGCTTACAAGAGTACCGCAAACAGCCTTAGACGTTTTGACCGCTAACGGTGTTAAAAGTGACATGTACACTATTGAAAATGGAAAGATTAAACTGTTAAAACCTTACGGAACCGGCTGCTCATTAGTCATAGACTTTTTACAAAGCGTGCCTTCATTGTTTACAGACGGGCCAAACTGGTTGTCCGACTTGCATGGAGACTGCTATGTGTTTGGCTTAGTTACTGAGATATATGCGTATACCAAAAATGCTGCTGGTTACGAATCTTGGAACGCTAGGTTTAATGAATCTCTTAATAACATAGAGCTAAATTCTGACTCTGTTACTTGGAGCAATATGCCACTAATTACAATGGTAGGTTAATATGAGTTTAGAAGAAGCTATAACTATAGCTCAATTACAATCATACAATCCCGCTCCGGGTGACCCAATAAATCAGGGCGACGATCATATTCGTAGAATTAAAGCTGTACTGAAAAATATTTTCCCTGGCTCTGGCGGGCAAGGCTTTAGTATTCCTATTACAGCTACTGAGGCGCAACTTAATTTTGTAACAGGCGCGACTAGCAACATACAAGCACAGTTAAATGCTTTAACGGCATCAATAGCTGGGCTGCTTGGCACATTGCCTGCGCCAGTAGGTACTAGACTACCGTTTTTTCAGGCAGCTCCACCTACAGGTTGGTCGTTAGTAACAGATTTTAACAACTATATGCTTAGAGTGGTTAACTCTACAGGTGGTGGTAGTGGCGGTACTGATTCACCTATATTAAATGATAAAGTAGCTAGTCATACTCACCCAGCTTCGTCTATAGTTACTGACCCTGGCCATTCACATACATACGTTAGCTACGGTGGATGGCAACCGCAATCTGGTAGTGCTACACCGTGTTGGTGGTCTACGTCTATGCAAAATTCAGGTGCTAGCTTGACTGGCATATCTGTCGCTACTAGTGTATCTGCCAATGCTGGAGCGTCTAACTGGACTCCTAGGTATTTAGATATGGTTATAGGTCAAAAAACATGATAGAAACAGTAATAACTTGTCCGCTAGGCAGCACTTGCGAAAAAATAGTAGACGGTAAAATAATGCGTTGTGCATGGTATACTGAGCTAAAAGGTAAAGACCCGCAGACTGGTGATGAAACTAGTGACAAAGGCTGCGCTATAGCTTGGATGCCTATCTTACAAGTTGAAATGTCGCGTACAAGCATTACTACTGCATCTGCTGTAGTATCTTTAAGAGAAGAAACTGTAAAGCGACAAGATGCGGCTCTAGCTCTAGCTTTTAATAACGCAAAGGTAATTGAAAATGACTGAGCGCTTTTCTATATCTGCTACAGGCTCTAAAGGTTTGAACGCAGATGTGTCTGCGCACGAACTAGCTCCAGAAAATTTTTCTGACGGTAATAACTTTAAGATTAACTTTGATCACGTATCATCTTTTTCTGGTACTACATTACTTACTACTCCTGCAGACAATAGTGGGGCAGGTTATATAGATGCTGTAAAAACAGGTGACAATCTGTACTATGTTACGCTTGGCTTTGATATGGCCCAAGTATATGATGGTGCCAATTGGAATGATATAACGTCAACAGACTTGGCCGCTAACCCGTTGGACCCTGCAGACGCTTTAACTTACAATAGCTGTAGACTTGGCCGCATACCTATATATAATAATTTTGCACATTACCCGGAGTATTGGTCACCACAAAGCACTACGCAAATTCTACAACCCTTGGAATTTTCACCTGGAGTGACATGGAAAGCTAGAGGAATTAAGGCAAAAATAATACGCGCCCACAAGGATTTTCTATTTGCTATAGGCATACAAGACGGCGCAACTGAATATCCATTAGCATATAGATGGTCACATCCAGCAGACGCTAATGGTTTGCCTTATACCTGGGACGAGTCTGACCCGGCAGCTCTTGCTGGCTTATCTGCTATTGGCGGCTCTGGCGGTAACTTGGTTGATGGTCTTACTTTGCGTGACTCATTCGTTATTTATTCTGAGTCTGCTATCAATATACTTGACTACACTGGCGATGAATTTGTTTGGAGACGTAGCGAACTATCTAAGTCGTTTGGTTTGGCCGCCGCTAATTGCGTAGTAGAGGTAATGGGCAAGCACTATTTCTTATCCGATAGTGACGTGTTAATGACCGATGGCAATAGCATATCGTCAATATTAAGCGGCAGAGTTAGAAGCAAGTTTGCAGCTGACTTAAGTTCTCAATACTTTACCAGATCGTTTTTGGTTGCAGACACAGGCGAGAAGGAAATTTGGGTATGTTATCCATCGCAAGATAGCATGTATCCCAATACTGCATTGATATATAATTGGGAAACTCAGTCTGTAGCGTTTAGAGATATAGCCCCATCTATGACTAGTATGGCGTATAGCAACGTACTTAGGCAAGCCTATACTTGGGCCAATGCTGATTATACTTGGAACACTGATAAACGATGGAATCTAGACCCTGCATCGCCATTCGCAAAAACACTTGTAGGTATAACTCCAACTACTAGCTCTGTTTATACTTTAGAAGATGATAAATCTGTTGACAGTAATTCTAGTATAGAGCGTCTAGGTTTAATACTAGGCTCGCAAATTGATTCAACTACTATTGTGGCTATATACCCAAAAATAGCTTGCCAAGGTCAAGTTAGAATACAACTTGGCTCTATGAATGAAGCTGGTGGTACTGTACGTTGGAAACCTTATGACACTTACACCCCGTTGACTCAGCGTAAGGTAGAGCGCAGAACTACTGGTAAACTACATTGCTTTAGGATAGAAAGTGTTGGTACTGAAAAATTCGATTACTCTGGCATGGACATAGAGTATGAACTTGACGGGTTAAGATAATGGAATCAGTACCGTATACAGGTAACCCTAAATTGGAAGAATACTTATTTAGGCACTTATCTAATTTAGAGGCTGACTTGCGAAGAGTTAGTTCTGGCTCAACAGGTCCAGCAGGTCCAGCAGGTTCTCCAGGAGTAGCAGGTCCAGCAGGTCCAGCAGGTCTGAATGGTACTAGTGGTACTAATGTTGTTGCCAATGCTACTATTACTACTCTTTGGGAAAAGTCTAATACTGGCGAACCAATATATTCTACTCCAATATATGCCCCAGACTTTGCTAGTTCACTGTATACTGGCCCGGTGTTTATCTATCAATCTTGGGATTGGTATATATATGTCGTTAAAGTTTCAGATGGTGGCACTGTTTGGAGATATGCCACTGGTGATGCATGTTATGGTAGACCGCAATACGTTAAAATATCCGGTGTATGCTATATTTTTGGTGCTTCTCATGACGGATTTGTATATTGCTTGGATGGCGACGGAGTTGTACAATGGACCCACGCTAACTTATATAATAGAGAGGGTTCTGGTACTGTAGCTTATCTAGGCTCTAATGAATTTAGAGATACTACTAAAACTTGGGCCACAGACTCTTTTGTAAGAAACCCAGCTCAGCCAACTATAAACGGCAAGTTTATTATAACTGTATCAGGTATACCACAGGAAGTGTCTATAGTAAATTGTTCTGGTGATACTGTTGAAGTAGATTTTGTGCCTGCTGGAGTTAGTATAGGTCCAACATACAGCTATCAAATTCAACCTAGATATGCATCTGATAAGTACTATCAGCATGCTGGCAGTTTGGTTGACGAAGGTGGTACTTATTATTTGTACGTATGCTGTTTTGATGGCCAAGTAGTTAAACTTGACATGTCTGGTAATTTGATATGGAAGTTCTCAACTAGAGAAAACATTGAGCCGTACCCGTACGTAGCAGATATAAATGGTGACTCATTAAATGAAGTAGTAGTGTCATCGGTTGATGGTAAGATATATATGTTTACTGCTACAGGCACACTACTTGGTTCTGTTGAAGGTGGCGAGGGCTTTGATGCATTTGTAACGAGCGCAAACATTAGAGGCGGAGCAACAAACTATATTATAAGCGGTTGCCGTGACGGTCATACTTATTTGATAAATGGCTCAACTTATTCTTTAGATGCCAAGTCTGCTCCATTAGATGGCTTAGCTGGAAACGATATAGATAGTGGTTGTGCCTTGATGCCTAACGGCGACGGAACATATAGAGCGCTTATAGCAAACGACCCAGGGTTTGTTGCTTGCTATGATAAAGATATGAATACTTTATGGCGCACGTTTGTAGGCAGTTTACATAACAGTACACCAAGCGCACATATAATAGGTGGAGTTTACTATTTTATCGTTGCTGATATGGGCGGAGGCGTGTCGTTCTATACAAATACTGGTACATTAAAAACACAGTTCTATGTTAAAGGTGGCATCGAAGGTACAATGTTCATACAAGACATTGACCTGGACGGCAAGCTAGAGTTTTTAATTACTTCTTTGGACGGCTACGTTCGTCTAATAAGACTGGAGAGTTTATGAGTTATAAAATAGCTGCTTTACCGCAGACCTTAGTTCAACCTGTGTGGCCATTAATTGTAGAGCACTTGGAACGCGTGGTAGCGCTTGTTAGCGATGAAACTACTATAGAGCACATATTAGAGCGAGCTCTATCTGGTGAAGTGCTTATTATAGTTATATCTAAAGGTGAAGCTATAGTTGCTGCGTTAACTGCAGATATTAGAACTTATGATACAGGTCTTAATGCACTGCATATACCACATCTTGGTGGCGAAGATTTTGACGAGTGGCGTGATCAGCTAGATTCTGTGCTATATGCAATAGCAAAAGATTTTAATTGCAACCAACTAAGGATAGTTGGCAGGCGTGGTTGGGTTAAAGCACTGAAAGACCTAGGTTGGGAAGAGCAGTATGTGGTACTTAAAAAAGATATAGGAGTATAAAATGAGCGGTTCTCAAGGTGGGTCTAAGTCTAAATCTAATAACTCATATAACTTTAACCAAAGTATACCTGGGTTTCAGCAGTCTGCACTTAGCCAATTATACGGTAATGCTGCCAATTTATTTGGTACAACTAATAATCAAATGCAGCCATTGGTTAGCGGTGTATCAAGTACCAACAATGATATATACAAAGACGCAATACCAGCTTACAATGCTGCTTTAAAAGGAGGCCAGTTTAGCGACCCAGCTTTTAAAGACCAGTTAATGTCGTCACTAAGAACGTCACTAAATAGCCCGTCCGCTACTCAGCAAATATACGGCAGCGTTATGGGTGGTAGTGGCAATAATTATGCAGATGCTATGAAGGCTAGCTTTGTTGGTGACGCTAATAGAGCTACGGACAACATGCTAGCTAATTTGGACGCCAGGGCTACTGCGTCTGGTATGTCTGGTAGTTCAAGGCATGGCCTAGCTCAAGCTCGTGGTTTATATGATATAAACAGCAATTTGCAGAAAAATTTAGCCGATGTTGGGTACAACACTTTTGACAAAGATTTAACCAACAAACTTAATATTGCACAGCAGGCCGACAGTAACACTCTAGGTCGCCAGCAAATGCTTCAACAAATGCTTGGTAGTGCGCAAGACACTAGCAATAACGCCATTGGTTCTTTAGGTTCTGCCACACAAAATCTTGGTATGGGTACGTTTGCTCCGTTTATGGCTCCTTGGGACGCGCTTAATAATTACGCCGCCGCCATAGGTTCACCAACTGTACTATCTAGCGGTAGTGGTAGCGGTAAAAGTAGTGGTCTTGGCATGTCTAAATCTGGAGGTATTAAATAATGGGCGGCTTAATGCAAATGATACAGAGCATGCTTAGTAAAGGTGCAGGTAGCGGCCTTGACCAATTTGGCGCAAGCGCTAATGGTAGAATTATGCCGCAAAGTGGCCAAGCAGATAGCAGTAGTTTTAGCACTGGTATGATGCATGGCATGTCAGGCATCGGCGGTAGTGGTGGAGTTAGCCATGCAATGAATACTAAGCAAGTAGACCATCAATTGGGTCTATCAGCTTTGCAACAATACCAAGACATGTCACGGCCTGACTACAGCGGTATGAGTCAGTTTATGAATTTTGCTAATAGTGCCCAACAGCAAAAACCTCAAGTACAAGCTATGCAACCTAACCAGTATGTGCAAGCGCTACTATCAGGTATGCGTGGAGGTAGATAATGTCCGACTATATAAGTGGTTATTTGTATGGTAGAATGCTAGCTCAGAATCCTCAGCTAATGCAGTATGCCATGAAGCAACAAGAGCTGGAAAGAGAGCAAAGTCAAGCTCAAACGTTAGGCGATACTTTATTAAAAGCTCTGGGCTCAGACCCTACTGGCAATGCACAGTCTATGCTAGAACAGCAACCTATGCCCGAGCAGCAAGTTGCACCAGAACAGCAGTCCAGTTATAATGGAGAGTATGCAGACTTGATCAATCTTGCATCACAGAAATATGGCTTTACTCCACAAGAAATTGCTGACACTATACGTGTAGAATCTGGCTTTAACCCTAACGCCCAGTCGCCTACTGGTCCGCAAGGGCTTATGCAGTTGTCTGCTGCCGCTGCTCAGGACGTAGGCCTTGACCCAGCCGATCGTATGGACCCAGCCAAGAATATTATGGCCGGTGCCGCATACGCTAAGCGGCTTAAAGACGAGTTTGGCGACCGTTGGAGATTGGCATACCATGATGGCCCAGGTGCGGTCCGTAGTGGTAACATAAGCCCCGAAGGTCTAGAATACGTTAGCAAGTTTAATAGCCCACAGCTATCATCTTCGCCACCAGTACAGGGTATGCCTTCAGTGCAGCCCAGAAGTTTTCAAGGTGGCTCTAAATTCATGCCGTCTGGTGTTACCGGTGGAGAAGGTGTACTTGGCCAAGATATGGACCCAGTTCGCAGGTCTTATTTGCATACTATACAACAACTAGTTAAGTCCGGTAATCCTATGGCTGTGCAAATGGCTTCAGAACTGTATACAAAAATGCAAGAAGCTCATATGCAAGATATACAAAGAACTGCACTAGCTAAAGATATATCTTTAACTAATGAAGTACCTGGCACTGCATCGTTTGATAGACTTGTTAAGCAATCACTATTAAAACCTGGCCAGCAAACTATTATTAATAATGGCCAGCAAGGTAGAGTTGCAGCCACGCCTATGAGCGATGAAGAAATGTCCGCATTTGGTCTACCAACTGGTCCCGGCCATACTAAGTACATAGTTGATAAAAACGGTATGCCACAACCAGTAGAAGCAAAGTCTGGTACTGAGGCGCAAAGTAAAGCTGCTCTGTATGCTGGTAATATGCAAAGTGCTCACGACATACTTAATAGAACTCAAAGTAATGTTGATTTTACTAAGCTAGGTGTTAAGCATATTATAAACGACGTGCCATGGGCCGGCGAGTTCTTGGCTAGCCAATATGCTAATCCTCAACTGTCAGAAGAAGAGCAAATGTTTGATAACGCTGTAGAGCAGTTTGTTGCCGGTGTAAACAGAAGCGAGTCTGGCGCTACAGTAACGCCTATAGAATGGGCTAAAGCTAGAAACAGATTTATACCTGGTAAAGGTGATAAACCTTCTGTAATAGCTCAAAAAAATAAGAACAGAGAAATTGCTACGCGCTTAATGATGGAATCTGGCGGTATACTTGGCCAGTCTCAGTTAGAAGCATTTGATAAGTCTATAGCTGAAGCTAAAAAAGTAGAATCTAGTGCACCAGCTAAAGTAGACAAGCCGACTGTAACTAATAACTTACCAGAATTACCACCTGGCTATACGTGGGAGAATTAATATGGCCGAAAAAGTTGCAATTGGCCCAAATGGTGAGCGTGTAATATTTCGCTCTGCAGTTAACGAGTCTACTGGTGAAACTCAGTGGTTTAAAGTGCCAGACATAATTGGTGGCGCTAGTAACGCTTATGCTCAAATGGCAAAGAACTTGTCTGAAAGCCCTGAAAATGTGCTAGAAGACCAGCGGTCTGCACAGTCTAAGCAACGTGCCCAAATGGCAAATGACTTGCCAGCGTTTCCTGTTGGTCTTAGTTTAGACGCTAGCTTTCCATATATACACCCCAAGTTAAACGATATAAAACAGAATGAAGCAATGGTTGATCTTGGCCAAACTGCTACCGGTTTTGGTACTGGTTTAAAATCTGCCGGTATGAAAACTGCTGGTGTAATAGCTGATGCTTGGGGCCAAAAGTACCCTTGGTTGGTCGACCCAGAAACTGGTGTAAAGCTGTATCAAAAAGCTCAAGACTTAGATAACGCTAGAGCTAGAGAACAAGAGCTTATGACTGAGTTTAACCAAGAAAAAGGGTTACCTGCCGCTTTTGGTAGCATGCCAATGTACATGCTAACAAGTGCTTTAGCCGGTCCTATGTCTAGAAAAGTAGCAGGCTCAACACTTGATGCTTTAGAGTCAACTACTGAACTTGCTAAAACTGAAGCAAAAGGACTATTAAATAGGTCAGTTAATGCTGCGGCTAATTCAGCTATACCTGGTATAAAACAGTTTGGTAGACAGGCCCAAATAGAGTGGACTGAACCATTGGCTGCAGCTAAGGAAGTTGCTAAAAAACAACAGCCATGGATGTCAGCATATAGAAAAGGTACTGTACAAGACGTGCTAGGCAGCACTGCGCTTGGTGCAGCTGAAGGCGCAGTAAACTCGGATTTAGATGCAGGCTCTGGAACTATAGGCGGCCTATCTGGTGGGGTACTTGGTCGTTCGCTTAAGTATAAGTTAGAACCAGCACCACTACCTAATAAGCCTGCGTATAATGAACTTATGGCTCGTAGAGAGGCTTGGGGTCGCAGAAATACTCCCGGTGAAAAGTTAGACAATCCATCATTGCAAACTATGATTGCAGGCTTGCGCAACGCAGATGAAACGTCTTTGGTACTAAAGAACTTTGATGATGCTAATCGTTTAGCTGATAATGCCCACGCATTTAAAGCTATGGGGTATGAAGGTAATACCATCACTAAAGACTCTTTAAATGCTTTTTCAAAATCACTTGGTGATGAGTATAATTCATTGGCCAGCAAAACTACAGCCAGACTTGATCAATCTGACTTGTCTAACTTAAGAACTCATGCTATGGGTTTAGCTGGCCAAAGCACGGATGAAGGTGTTAGAGCTGCTAAAATGGCTAATGAGTGGCTAAATAAGTTTAAAACTTTTAGAAAGCAGCAATCAACAGTTCGTAGAGCTAACGGTCAATTTGATAGTCAAGCTGAAGGCAAAACTTGGCAAGACTTGCGGTCTGAACTAAAAGAAGATATTAAAGCTGCATACAATCGCAATGAGCCAAATGTTGGCAGAGCTCTAAAACCTTTTCTTGATACTTTAAATGGCGCTGCAGATCGCGGCATAACACGGCTTGGTCGCACTGCAGAAGAAGGTCAGCAAATATTGGCCAATTGGAAAGACTTAGACGAGCGATATGCTATGTCTAAAATATTGAAAGAGCACGGTTTAGATGACGTAACTTTAAACGTCAATCCTACTAAGCTGTACAACTATTTTAGAACAGAAGACCCCGAACGCTTAATTACTGGTAACTATGGCAAAAACAGCAGAATAAATGCTCTATATGACATAGCTGAAGGTAGACCTATAGATATTGAACAGGCTGGTTCTACGTTGTCTGGTCTTAACGTTACTGATAAAGGTAAGAAGCAAAAAACCAGTTTAGCAGTTAAATTAATGCAATCACCAGACTATCAAAAACCTGGTGCTCTAAATGAAGCGCTATTGAGATTGCACTTATCGCCAGGTTGGAGTCCTGCAGTTCATGGCTACTCATTTGGCGCATTGAATGGCAAAGGTCCTAGATCATCAGTTAATCTTGCTAGATCATTCGCACAATCATCGCAGTTCACACCTAGTTTGGTGAGTGGAGCTATTGATATTGGTAAAGACACTTATGATTTTGCTCAACATCCTATGCAAACTATTCAAGATATGATTGCAAATGTGATAAATAGAAAATAGAAAATATCATCTAAAATCATCTTAAAATATCATCCAAATAATTACGAGGATTAACGAGATTGAATTCTTTTTATATGATCTATGTTACCCTACATCTTTAATTTTCTCGATCAATCTCGTTAAAATTTATGAATATTCAAGACTTACTGAACATGCTAAACCCTATGTCTACAGCTGAAGCCATGCCATTGACGCCTTTAGCCAAGGATTACCCAAAAAATGCCAAATTGCTTAATCTTGAAAACTTGGCCAGCAATATTGACAATGCACAGCTATGGGAACAACATAAAATGTATCCATGGGTCACTAATAAAGGCACTCAGCAGCTATTAGGCGAAATACAAGACACTGGCGCTACTACTAATATAGACACTAGCAAAATACCTAACGGCACTGGTTTTATAGGCGAACTACGAAGTATGTTTGGTATGGGTGTGCCTCTCGAGTCGATATTAAAGCATGACAAGTTATTTGAGCAGTATCCTGACAAACGAAACTTACAAGTATTCTTATCTGATAGAGACCCAAAGCAAATTATGGCCAATAGACATATGGACTTTGGCCCACTTGGTAAACTACTAAAATCGCTGGGAGTTAAACCTGCAGAAGATTCTATACTCATTAACTCTAATGGTAGACAAGCTGACCCTGTGAAAGACACATCAGCTATACTACATGAGCTAGGTCATTCAATATATTATGATGCTGACTTATACGATCACGAAAATAAATCAGCTTTTGGCTATTTGCCACACGATAAACGAGTAAATAAAGAAATGGATACTGCTGATTCACTATATGCAAAGCACAGTAGAAATCCTGCTATATATGAAAGGTATGCAAGGTCGCAGATGACGCCAGATGACGCTGAATACCTGGCCAGACCTACAGAAGTAGCATCCAGAATTATTCAAGATAGGTTCGAAAAAAACAATTACAAAGATAGCCCACTCAGAACTATGTCTAATATGGGCTATCCTTATAACACTATTGGCTGGGACTTATCAAAAATAGAGAGCATTAAACCTAAACGTTTACCTCCTCCCTCGTATTTAGACAGCGTAGTTGATAGGTTAAAAGAACTATTTTAAATCGGTTAACGGAGCTGTTATGAATATTCAAGAGCTATTAGACCACATTTATGAAGTAAAAGATACGCTAAGCAATGGTTTAGTTGGCCAAAGAGCTAGTGCCTATGCAAATAATTTTAATAACAATTTGCAGACTAACTTCCCAGCTTTAAAAGCAAACCCTACCATTGATGATATAGTCAATACAGGGCTAAACTTTGCTGTGCCGCTTAATATAAAAGCATGGCATGGTAGCCCGCATAAGTTTACTAAGTTTTCTGACGATGCTATTGGTACTGGTGAAGGCGCGCAAGCATTTGGTATGGGTCACTATAGCGGTGAAAATGCTCCGTTACTGGATAGCTACTATAGAAAACGATTATCAAATAGCAATGTAGGACCTAGCGATTTTCATAAGCAACATCCAGACTACTTTGATAACTGGTACAAAGAACGTGCTCAAAAGTATGCAGATCAGTATGATTGGGGTGGCGATCAACCAGACTGGGGCAAGGTGCGCTATGAAGCTGCCAAAGACTTTGACTCTTTGCTAGGTGCTGCACTAGACTCCAGTAGCTACTTATATAGTAGACCAGATGTTAAGTTCTCAGATACAGCCAACTTTATGATGGACTGGGCTAAGAAGCAGCAAAAGAACCCCGGTTATCTATACGAGTTAAACCTTAAGCCAGACCTGGAAGACCTACTGCACTTTGATAAACCAATATCAGAGCAAAGCCAAGTCCTTAAGCCTAGACTAGACGCCGTAGCAAGCAGCGTATACGACCGTGGTTTTGGTATGTCTATGTCTGATTTGCTTAAAGACTTACAGTCTAGAGGTAATGACGTAACTGGCCGAACCTTTTATCAAAAGATAGGCACTTATGGCAAAATGCCAGACGAGAGCATTTCAGCGCTATTAAAAGACTTTGGTATACCAGGGCATGCTTTTTATGGCGAAGGCGGTAAAGGTCTTAATAACTTTGTTATATATAACCCAGCTGACATTGAGATTAAGCGCAGAATACGTGGCGGGTTTGATAGCCCAATGAAAGGCTTTGTTGACTACCTACGCCAACAAAGCATGAACAAAGCTGATGTTAAATAAAAAGAAGGCGCCATAAAGACGCCTTTGAGTATGCTAGGTTTGGTAGGAGCGATGCCTAGCTCATCGGCTAACTAGTGCTTTCTTTACGTTTTCAAAATCTTTTGCATCTAATGCTTCTAATGCTGTAAATATAGCTTTTGTTGTGCCAAGCGATATGTTTTTGTTATATCTAACAATCTGCTTGGCCTTGTCATAGCCATTAAGTTCTGAAGCTATAGCTGCTTCAGCTATTACTGAATGAATATATTGCACTTTATGTTTTGGTAGTTTACCTACAGCTTCTACTAAGTTCATAGGCCACCTAAGTAAGTTACTACGTCGTATGGGCCGATTACAATTATAAGAACTATAATTATTGTTGCAATTTTAAATAACATTAACTACCTCCTTAGACTTTTTATTAGTTGCTATAGACCTTGCAGTTCTAACTTGCTTAGCACATTCAGGATGATATAGCTGTGGACGTTTGTTAGTAGTAAACTCGATACCACATAGCTTACATTTTCTAGTAATAGTTCTTGTTTCGCTATAGTGAGACAATTAACTTCTCCAGTTAGTTGCCACAGGATGAAACGGTATACCATCGTTAGTCCACTCAAAGAACTCTACTGTAATATACTTGCCAATATAGTCTTGTCTATTATATAATATATGGCGTTTATTGTCAATAGTGCCTGGTGCTGATACTCTAAACGTTCTATCACCAGATGGTGCCAGACATTCTAATATACCCCAAGCGTCTTTTGCTGCTAATACGTTTAGCACAAGAAATTCTTGGTCTAAGCACTTTTTAACTTTTATCAAACTTTGACTTCTACTACCGGCAGCATATGCGTACTTATTCTGTCTAAGCATAAGACCTTCGTAGCCGCTATTTATAGCATCTGTTAATCTATCTTTTATAATTAAGTCATCATGGCATGCTTGCGATGGTGCTATAATTACGTTTTCACTACTACCAATGTGTTTATGCAGTATATCAAGCCTTTTTGCATAGTTGGTGTTTAATATTACGTCATAGCCAATATACTGTAGTTTCTTGCTCTCTGGCTGGTTGCGCTTAATCCAAGAACCAATGGTCTGTAAGCTAGTACCATGATGGTATAGCTCACCGTCTATAGTCATACCTTCTGGTATTGACAAGCCACTTAGAATGTGGTCTATTGACGTTATTGGTTTACCGTTACGAGAGTATGCCACTAACTCACCGTCAATGTTGGTAATTAAGCATCTATGGCCATTGTACTTATATTGCAACCATGCATCGTTAAAATCAATGTTATTAACGTCTCTGAATTTTTTAGCTAGCATTGGTCTTAGTAGTTTAGACGCGTTAAGACCTTTGCTTGCTTCAGCTTCTTCTATTGAAGCACAATAGCCTTTATCAATTTGCTTATTAACTCTTGACTGCATTCTTAGTGCCACTTGTGCTTCTAAGTCTCTACCAGATTGGTTAACTTCTACAACTTCTGTTTTTATCTGCATTGCGCCATTGGCTTGGCCGTGGCGTATTACTATCGTATTACCGTCAGAACTAATTATCCACAGCATTAGTGCGTTATTTACGTTGTATTTATATAGAGCAATACCGTTCATACTATAGGTCTCCAAAAATTGCTGGCCATTTTGATTTAAACTCTTCTAGCATAGGTAGCATTATTTCACGCATTTGTGGGTGAGCTGATTGTGCTACTCGCATTTTAAATATGTGTCGCCATTCTCGTGGATTGGCAGTTATAACTACTACAGTACCAAGACTATTTGGTAGTACTGATCTGGCTTCTTGCGCGGTAGCACCTCTATGCAGTAATTCCATGTACATGTCTTGTGCATGAATCATAGCTCTACGCCATATGCCATATTTGGCATAGTCTTTTGGGTTTGATAGATCATAGTTAAATCCAGTAGCAATGTCTATCACAGTAATATCATTACCAAACTTATCTTTTGAATAGTTACAATACCTGGTAGATTCTTGGCTATACGAAGCCAGTCTATGCCTTACCAATTCATGAGATACGCCACGATCACAAACTATTTTTACTGTTATTGAGCCATGTTCGATAACTGAATCATGGTGCAAGCCTTTTAAATGCTCAATGAACTTAGCATCTGAGCCGTCGCATATTTTATCTTCTGACTTATAGCATACTCTACCAGCTATTTCAATTGTTTTTTGAAGATAAATTGATGCATTAATTATTTCAAAGCTAGGACTAATTATTCTCATATTTTTACTTGCTCCCAATGTCGGCCACGTATTGATTGTATCCACATATTTTCTGACTCATGCATATTAGGATAGCTGTCTAAAAAGTATATGTTTTGAGCATTTGTATTTAGTAACATTTTTAAACAGTGCATACAAGGTGCTGTTGTGCAGTATACTGAGTGAATACGATTAATATCATTGCATTGCATAAGTGCATTTTGCTCTGCATGTATAGCTTCACATAAGTCCAATGCTGAACCAGACTTGTGAATGGCTCCTGCACAGTTAACGTTTATGCAATGTGGCAATCCTTTGGCGTTACCATTGTAACCAGACGCAACTATTCTATGATTGTGGTCAGTCATAATTACGCCAACATTTCGTCTGGCACAAGTGCTCTGCTCTGACAGTAGTCTGGCCATACGAAGGAACGTTACTTTTTTAGTAGGTCTAGTAGCCATTTTCGTATCTCTCTATGCAACGATCATTTACTTTATCAAATTCTTCGTCAACATTTTCTGGCGTAATGCCGGCCAATAGACATATGTTCATTGCAAACTTTAAAACATCAATAGCCTCTGATCTGACTTTGTCAGTTATGTCAGTTTCTTTCATATACAAGTCAGTATATGCAGTTTTCCATGGCTTGTTAATGTCACGAGAACCAGCAATTTCTTCTATTAACTCAACTACTTCTTGGTTAAGATAGAATGCCATGTTACGAATTTGCTCGCAAAGATTGCCAACATACTCACCGTCTGGCTCACCAGTAGTAAGTAACGATTGTAAGTCTTGCTGCTGTTTAAATAATTTGTTCATGCCTATTGCTCCTAAAAAATAGCACATCCTTGTGCAGTTAATATTAAAGATTATCTAACTCACTTAGCAACTTATCTCTAAGCTCTAAGTATGCTTTACCGCCATTAAACTCATCGCGATGCTTGTCATGAAAGAACTGTGATTCTGGCCAATTGAACACGTCATTGGCTTTATTTGGCGGAAATATAGTAGTTTTACCTGCAGCACATTGGCCGATATAGTATTTGGCTTGCTGACGTAAATTAACTACGTCTTTTAAGAACGGATACAGTTTTGATATTTCTAGCCATAGTTTGATAGCTATAATGTTATCTGACTGTGGTTGTATCTGCTCGTCACAACGTTGGTTGCAGAACGCAATAATATCTTTCATACAACCACGAACATTGTAAAAATGACTTTTACAGATAGGTAATATAGTTCTGGCATCGAACGTATTAACTTCACCACTGTCCATCATATCTGCGTATAGCTGAACAGAATCTCGCACTATATCAATATAACGTCTAAAAAATTCGTCGTTTTCATGTATAGATGGCTTTACCAGAGCTGTCAAATCACGAAGATCGCGATCACTGCACTGTGCCGAAAACGAAAAAGCTCTATGCCTAATAAGATGCGTGACGTCTACCAGATCAAGGCCTTCAACGCAAAACGTTATACCAATTGTTTCCATACCAGTTGGTAAGATAGAACCAGCAAATAGTTCTGCAATGCAAGTATCAATTTCTTCGTCAGTAAATCCATTAAACTTCGGTCTTTCTTGCCAAGAGTTGTACATAAACACTGGCAGCAATTTTCGCATCTGTTCAACTGTTGGTGCATCAACAATAGTAACTTTAATGGCATCAAACTGGTCTATGTACGATATGTTCGGTTTTTTGCCGAATTTTTTCTCAGTATACAATGGCTCATGTTGGCCTGTTAAATGGTTAGCTTTTGGCATTTTGTTGCTCCTGTAGTTTAGTGTGGGCCATTTGCGCATAGTGCGCAATTTTAATTAAATCTAACTCGTCCTGGCCTGGCCTGCTGTTTTTGCCATGACGAGCAACGTATCGTTTTATATGCTTCACGCATTCTTCAGCAGTAAAATCGTCTGCTTCGTCGTTACCTTTATCGCCATATTGAGGTACTGTGTAATTCTCAATATGGTCACTAACTTTTTTGGAAAAGTCTAACCAATCATTACCTCTTAAACTCATCTACTGCCTCACTAAGTTTTTCAAGTCTAATATATGCACTGTTAGCTACGTCAATCATGTGCCCAGTGTTACCTAATTTTACTTCGTTTTCTGCGTACTGCGCAACCTGAATTACATCAGCCAGAGCTACTATCTTTGCCTCAACTGTCGATAGTTCTTGGTACTCTAACCAACTAGGATATACGTCTCTAAACGTATACTTCATTATATGATGTTCTGCTTGGTGAGCTGCAGATTTTATCTGTTCAAACTGCTTTTTAACTGACCAAGTTATATCACCAATATATGACTCTGCCCAATCATGAGTAATAGCTATTAACAATGCTTTACCAAGATCGAAATCGTATTTTTTATGCAACTCTACAACTAATGAAGCAACAAAGAACGAGTGTTCTGCAACAGATTCGTCTTTTATTCTTGGTACACCGGAGTACCTGGTAATGCAACTTAGTTTGTATATCTGTGCATAAAAATCTGCAAATTCTTGCTCATTCATGTAACATACCTACTGCTTGTGTTGGAATAAACTCGTTAAACTGTACATAATTTTGCAATTGATGTACAAAATCTTCGTACGTATGCACTACAGTTTTACCTGATGCTGCCAACATAATGTTGAACTTCATATGCGGCTTATAGCCTAACCAGACGTACAAAATTGGCACTCTTCTTGCAAACGCATAGCCTGCTTCCCAAATGGTGCCCACGTCTTTATCATCAGTGACGCAAACCATAAACGATGAATGGCCTATGGCTTTACAATTTAACTTAAGTATATCTTTTGGCTCATCGCCTTGTTTAAACATTGATTCATCTTTTGGCGAGAAGTAGTCAAAACCTTGCTCTTCCAAAATTGCTTTAATATCTTCAACAATTTGCAATTGCTTATCGTTGAAGAATGGTGCTGCAATATATACTTTACTCATTTTTATTGCTCCTTATTTGAATTTACAATTTATTATATCATATTTTTACTTTAAGAAATACTCTAAAAGTGAATTTTGAAGTTCTGATTTGCCGTCAAGTACTGTCATAACTTTTTCATCTATAGTACCTTTGGCTACCAGATGGTGTATGGTTACACTGTTTTTAACTCCTTGCCTATGTACTCGTTTATTTACTTGCTCATAAGCTTCAAGGTCAAACGTTAAACTATACCATAGTACGTCGCTGCATCCACCGTCTTGTAAGTTAAGTCCGTGGCTAGCCGCACTACATTGGTATAGCAGTACTGGTATTTTACCTTTATTCCAATCAGTTACTATAATGTCAAGCTCTTTGCCAGATATACCTCCGCCAATATGTGGTGCGTTAAAAGTATCTTGTAAGATTTTAAGGTCGTGCAAGTATTCGTACACTATCATTAGTGGGCTACCAGATAAAGACTCTACTAGTTCTTCTGCTGCATTCAACTTGGCTGAATGTATGAATACTGGCTGCTTATCATTATCATACAGCATGCCGTTAGCTATTTGCTTTAGCTTCATACCTTTGGTAGCCGCATTTAGAGCAAATATTGACTCATCGCTATCTTCTAGCTCTATAGCATACGTATCTTTCATACTTTTATAGTTAAGCATAATACTCTTATCTAGCTTAACTTCTATTACATTGTTTATACGCTCTGGTAAATTCAGCTCATTATGGCTTTTATGCATTACCAAATCATCTATGGCTGCATATATTTGCCTGTCAGCGCCATCATTTAATTCATAGCCAAATCCTGTATAGTCTGGTCTAAACCATTTACGTCTGTACGTAGATATGTTTTTACCAAGACGTTTACCTTTGTCTAGTATAAATATTTGAGACCACAGTTGTAGCAATCCATTTGGTGCTGGTGTACCAGTAAGTATTAATCTACGCTTAAACATATGTAAATAGTTTTTAAGCGTTTTAAATCTTTGCGATGAATAGTTTTTAAACAACGTTGATTCATCGCATACCAACATAAACTCAAACTTGGTAAAGATAGTAGCGTGATTAGTTAATAGCCATTTTAGTCCTTCTGGGTTTATAAGATAGACGTCGTGCTTTTTACGTACAATGTTATCTTTATCTGGCCCGTGCAATATACCAACAGATAAGTCAAAACCCCACTTTTTAATTTCTTGCGGCCATACCATGTAGATTACTCTCAATGGCGCTACTATAAGAACTCTGTCTATATGCTTAGCAGTCCTAAGTATTTCTATGGCTGAAAGCGTTATTAGTGATTTACCTAAGCCTGGTGGTAGAAATAAACCAGACGAGTTGTGTGACAATACCCAATGTACGCCGTCTTTTTGGTAATCATGTAGTTTGTAGTTACTCAATGCCAGTCTCCTGTTTTATTCTAGTTATAAAAAAATCTACCTCAGCTTTAGACTGAATCAATGAAAAATCAAAAGTATTTTTAACAAGCCACTTGGCAAATATTATTTGAAGTTTGGCCCATACGCCGTCTGTTGGTCGTTTGGTTTCTACAAAATAGACTTTGCCTTTTATTAGTACAATTCTATCTGGGACGCCAGACACTTGCGGGCATGTCCATTTTAGACACCTACCGCCTATGGCTTCTATCTGTGTTCGTAGATATTTTTCTACGTCACGCTCTAGCATAAGATTATTAGTACGTAAACTACTATGGCTATAGCACTATCATAGCCTACGTTCATGTCTAGTGCTATTGCTGCTACTATTATTGCTACTATTTTCATAAAATTGAATTTTCAAAAATCGAATAATAAATATCTCAAAATATCATCCAAATAATTACGAGAATTAACCCTGTCAATTACGAGAATGATGATCTATATCATCATATAGACCTGATAAGATCATCAATCTCGTTAATTCTCGTTAAGAATTTAAATCATCTTGTGCCAATGAAGCCGCCTCTAAGTACTCTACTTCGTTATCAGGTGTAAATCTGCCAGAGTCTGTAAACCGCCAGTAAGTTTCTTTGATAGGTTTAGCTATTAACTTACATTCTTTACGTTTCCACCATAGATGGCCAGTTTCTACATCTACTGTAGCATGATTATACTTGTCAGTAACCGCTATAAGTTTAAAGTTTGATAGTTTCATATTGTTTACTCGTAGGCTGTGCATAAATGTTTAACATAGCAGTATTTACACCACTCATGTACTCTTGGCTTATACTCATTATCGTTGTGCATTATAGCTACTTTGGTTTCCCATTCCATAACGTCGCTATCTAAAGTGTCTCTGGTGAAAGTATAATCAACTACCTCACCAGAGTTTAAGTACCAGAACTCTACAGTAACATCGTGCTGATGCATGTTCATCATAAGCATAGTGTTAGCATACAGTCTGGCTTGTTTTATGTGCTCGTCGTACTTTTTACCTGTCTTAAAGTCTATTAAATAGTCATCGCCTATTGAAGCATCTATTTTAAGTCTTAGCCAGGCTTCTTTACTGCCCCAAGCTTCTTCGCCGCCTAAATATGACCAATCTTGTCTTAAGACTATAGGCTGCTCGGCCACTGCTTCAGCAGCTTTTAAGTTTTTAAACTCTTTAGTAAACTTTGACAGTTCTTTTGGTACTTCGTCTATTTTGCCTTTTAAAAAGTTTTCTGCCAATGAGTGAACGTAGTTACCATTGGTAAGATGCCAAGACGGCGCCTCTGGCAATTTAACCACTCGTTGATACATCCATTTATGTGGACATTGCTCATAAGCAGATAGTTGCGAATATGACCAAGATTTAGTTGTCATAGCTGTATACCTAAATGGTCACAAATAGCTATTAGATGAAGTGCTTGAGACTTTGCATCGTCTAAAGCATTGTGGTGGTTACCTGAACGCACCATTTTAACATTAGGTGCTAAGTTTTTCATAGTTCTATAGCACATATTGTTGTAGTACTTCCACGGGTAGGTCAAAGTATATGCGTTATATGCATTACGTAAAATAACATTATCAAAGTCTGAGCCGTTACCCCATACTCTAGCGTCTTGGCCAATCCAGTATGAAAAATTCAGCAGTACTGAGTTTAAATAATCAGATTTATAGCCATCGAATGTATCAGTTTTGTTTGGTTGGCTTATCCACCATTGAACTGTTGATGGCGACATAGTTAAACCTTTGTTTACACAATCTGCTAAGTCTACTACCTTGTAAAATTCGTCAAGTATGCCTTTTTTATTAAATTTTACTGCACCAATAGATACTATGGCTGCTGTAGGTGCAGTATCCATTGTTTCTAAGTCAATCATTATGTTATTGTTCATCGTTGTACTCCGTCATTTGCCCAAGGTTTTTACCAAATTTGCCATCGCTTCTTAGTGGCACATCCCAACCAGGTATTTCGTCCATAGCCCAACGTAGTAGACGCATTTCTTGATCTAAGTACTCATCTGGTACTTCGCAAATTAACTCATCGTGAACCTGCATAATGAGGTTGCCTTTGCGGTCTGGATGATAAAAATATCTGCACATAGCTTCTTTTGTCATATCAGCAGACGAACCTTGTATAAGCACGTTGCCTAGTTTATAGTAAAATTCTCTACCATCTTTTGACTCTTCTACGTCGTACGATCTACCTCCCCAAGTACGAATCTTCTTACCTGACCTTGCTAGTTGCTCAATGTCTTTCATTAAGCCTTTAAACTCTGGTAATGCAGTGTCATATGCTTGAAAAAACATCTGTGCTTGGCTTAAAGGTATGCCTAATCGCTCTGCTAGCTTATTAGGCCCACCTCCGTATAGTTTTAAGAAGTTAATCATCTTAACTGGCGTACGAGATAAGTGATGACCGGTTTTTTCTTGAATTAACTTATCTACGAAGTCATGCACATCCATCATTGGGTCTTTCTGGTATGCTGCCAAAATACTACCTTCAGCATAGTGCGCGGTTACACGTAACTCTTGACCAGAAAAGTCGCGACGTATAATTGACCAGCTAGGGTCTGATGTAGTTATTAAGCTACGTACAGATGGCATTTCAGCAATAGTAAAATCATCTTCAGCATATAGCGTAAAGTTAGTACCAGAATCTTTTGGCAATTGCTGAATATTGCTAGAGAACCTGCCAGTACGTGTACCGTAGTCGTCTTCTGACCTGGTTTGATTATAGTACGGATAGAATTTACCGTCATATAACTTAGCTGATTCCGAGAATGGCCGCAAATAAGTACCAATGAATTTTTGAAGCTTACTTCTAAGGCTAAGTATTTCTAGCAAAGCCTTATCTTTTATCATACCAGCAAGAAACTCTTTACCGTACCTAGCGTTACCTTTGGCAGTATATTGAATTTTGCTTTCGTCAATTAAGCCTTTTTTGCGAAGAGCATTAAACATAGCTTTTGAACCAGGTTTTTCACCACCAGAGTATGCCGATAGTTGCAAATCTAGCAAGTCAAACTTATCTTCTAGCTTTTCTCTAGTAGCGTGCACATTTTCTGATATGCATATACCACGACGTTCAAGGTCGATCACTATTGGTAGAACTCTTTGCTCTCTGGCATACGCATCAGCTATAGATTGGCCATTAGGCGGTCTTGGCACATCTAATACTTGGCTAGCCAATGTGTGAAATAGCGCATACGTCATATCAGTATCAGATTCAGCATATTTGCCAACCAGATCGCCTGGCGCTTCTGATATGTACTCACCAAAGTTAGATTCAGTAGCTCCGTGCACATTAGTTATTAGCCAGTTTTTTAAATCAGTCTGTGCATCAGGTGGCATACCGCAATACTTATAAGCCAAATCTTTTAGGCCTAACGATACTTCTCTAGCGTCTAACAAGTACGCCATAATCATTGTATCATGTATGCGAGTAGGCTCTGGTATGGCTAAACCAAAGTGTTCTAGGCCGACACGGAGGTCGAATTTAGCATTATGACACAGTATTGGCTCATCGTACACTATTGCTTTGGCCAGCATTATTCTGGCCTCTACGTACGTAGAGTTGTTTTTTGTAGGATGAGCCCAAGCATAGTATTTGCTTGGCTCATTATTGTGTTTAATTGACACACCAACAGGCATTGGTGAGAAGTTAGAGCCGTTTACAGCTTTCTTGGTTTCAAAGTCTATTGTATACATACTCTATTACCATGTCCTGGAGTTACTGGAGTTATTTTATCGCTGCAATATGGGTCATATTTATTTGTTATTACCCACTTATTATCTACCTTAATTGCTGTATTGTAATCATGGCTACAGCATTCATTAGAGTTAATGAAATTATTAGCTTCTTCTAACGTATCAAATGTAACGCCAAAATCATACCTTTTATTGTAAATCATAGCTTGGCACCGTTTACTATAAGTAGTATATTGTTTAGCTCGTCTGCACTAATGCCTGCAGATTCTATCATTTGTTTACGAATAGCATTTTGTTTTGTACGACGTATATGCTTTATAGCTAACGCTTCTTTTGACATTAGCTGCTCATAGTCGTCAAGATATAGCTTTGATACCACCCATTTATAGCTTATGCCTTGTTCCATTTCTAAGGAATCAGATACTTCTACAACCACTACCGATCTAAAGTATCCTTGTGGCGATTCTACTATCACTTTATCACCAACTTTTACGTCAGGTATATTGCACTTATAGCTATATACTTTTACATCAGCAAGTTTTGATCGCTCTGTATTTTCAAAAATACATTTAACAATTACGCCATTGTACATAGCATTTAAAATGTCTAACTCATTCATTTTCTTACTCCTGTTCCGTTGCATATTTTGCAAACTGAATAATCATTGCTGCCTTCTCCTGTACCTCTACAGTGCCAGCAGTCTTGCTCTTCTTGCTCTTCTTGCTCTTCTTGCTTTTCTTGCTCTTCTTGCTCTTCTTGGCTCATGGATTTACTCCTAATATAGAAGGTTGGCCATATACTACGCTTCGTTCTATTACTGAGCACTCAATATTTTTTATTTCACTTAGACTATCAGCAAACGCATCAGCGTCTTCCATTTCTGCAAATATAGCGTATATTTTGCCTGGGCTGTTCTGTCTATCTTCAACTAAATATACTTTCATGACTTTACTCCTTGCCAAAACTAAAATGGGTACGTAAATCTCTCTACGTACCCATATTATATCAAAGATTGACTAAAATATCACGACATTTTTGATTTTTTAGTTTCTTTTGCAGCCACATCACCGGGAGCTTCGTAGTTAGAAGTATCATACGGTCTTGACACTTCTTTTTTGAACTCTGGCAATCGTTTAGCAATTACTTCAATGTCAGCACCACGTACAATGTCATGGTAACCAGCAGTTAATACTGGATACGCACTGTCTTCATCAAAGCCAAGTACTGTAACTACTGACCAGAGTGGGAGACGTTTAATAGTGGCAATTGATTTAACGTACTTGGAGAAGCCACGCAATGCCGTTGGTGACATATTGATAATAGCTAAATCACCAAAGTTAACAGAGTTATCTTCGGCTACTGAGGCAATCAAGATACGACGACCGTTACGACAAGCTTTGCCTTTACCTTGTAGTGCTGAACCAAATTCGTTTTTAGGGCAACCATCGCACACGTCTGATTGAGGTACTGGCGAATCAGTATGTGGTTCCATGGCAGCAACTTCGTCACCAATAGCAAAACATGCAGGTGGAAACACTTCGTCACTTGATGGGTCGTACGGACGGTCATACCAAGAGTGGTCAAACACATCAGCCAAGATTACTACTTTGAGCAATGTACCAAGCTTATCTTCACCAATAGTGAATTTTTTGCCTTTAAGGCTTATAAAAGGTATTGATGATTGCTCGTTTTCGGATTGTTGTTTTGCTGCTTCAGCCAGAGCAGCTTGTACTTCTGGTGAGAGTTGGTTTGGGTCAACTATTTCAGTTGTTTGTTGGTCTATTGTTTCTGACATGATTGTTCCTAATTGATTAGTGAGTCTCATACAAAGCCTGAGACTCTTTGGCTAAAAGTAACACAGACTTAGCGCTAATAAGTTTTTCCGAACCCATTGCTAAAGTACTAAGCCTGTGTTAAACCTTATTCGTACTCGGCTTCGGTTTCAGTTTCGTCAGTAGACTCTACTTCTGCCTGTTTTTGGCGACCACGTGTACCACCGATAGCATCGGCCGATGGAGCGACTTTGGTGTAAGTGTGACCAGCATGGTCGATAGCTGTACCAAGTTCACCAGCTAACAACTTGCCACGGATTGCACGCCAAGCAATGTCTATCTTGCGAGCTTTTTTACCGTCACCAATTTCGATAACTTCGTTATCATGGCCATGAGCACGCAATGCAGCAGCCAAGTTTTTGTAGATGATACCACCTGACTCAACGTTAAACTCTTCTGTAGGACCGGAGGTTTTACGTTTGCTTTTGCTACCAAAGTTGGCCAATGCAGATTTTGCAGTATCAACAACTGCTTGGTCGATACTTTCAAGACCGGCCAGAGTTGTGTAAGTAGTGATGACGATTTTTAATTCGTCAGATACTTTGTCGTTGTCGAGCAATGGTTGGAAGTCTGGAGATTCTTCAGCCAGCACTTTTTTCAATTCGGCAACTTCATTGAACTTAGGCTCTTTTGGAGCTTTGGGGCCTTTGGCTGCCTTAACTTTTGCAGACTTAAAGTTTTGCAAGTTTGTCAAAGCATGTTTAGTAGCTGGTGCGTCAGCGCCTAATGCGTTAGTCAATGCCAAGAATGTGCTGATTACTGTTTTTAACACATCACCAGGTACGTCACTGTCACGTAAATTGGTCAATGCTTCGATATGGTCATCAGCAGACAGTGCAGTTTGCACAGCCTGTTCTTCAACAGTTAATTCAACAGCTGTTTCTTGCTCAACTTGAGCTTCGGTTGATTCTGCTTGTACTTCTTCTTGTTCTACTTCTCTTGCTTTCTTAGCCATGACGGCCTCCTATTGGTTGATGATTTATATTGAGATTATATCTTATCATAGACGAACCGTAATTGGAACCATAATAATGATTATTTAAAATTTATATTGTTTGACCATTAGTGCTTCTATGCGCTCTACTTCAATACACATGTCTACTGGCGAGCAACCATCGAACTGGCTGCCAATTCGTACGTACCATTGTCTTGACTTGGGTGAGCAAAACTCTCCAGCTACTTTTCGTTTAATGCGCCTACCTTCTATATGCTCGTCCCAACGCTTCCAGCCATTGTTTTCTAGCCATACTTTTATATGCGCAATAGAGTATCTGTCGTCACTACCAATCATTGCTTTTAGGAACATCGGCAGTGCAGCATCATACTGCTCTATCGCGTCGCTAAGGTTGATTTCTTGGTCGCTCTGTGTCATATCGAATAGAGCGTCAAAATGAGTAGTTTTGTACGGTCTAACACCAGGTGTAAATTCTGATATGTCGTAGTTTAAAAGATAGTCAAACAAATGTTCTGCGCCATTATGGTCAAGCCAATTGTCAAAATATGCTATCTGCTGTTCTTCTGTCATAGTTGACGGTGAACGAAGTACCAATGGTCTACGTTCGTCCTTGGAGAACTTCATAGCATCGAGATTATTAGTAATAACTAATACGTTGGCTATGTTCTGCTGTAATATTTGAGACTTACCTTTAATGTTTAGCAGTTGGTTAGCTGAAGCTTCTTTAGCAGTAATACGCTTATAGAACTCAATAGCGTGACCATTAAGACCTTTAGCTTCTGATATGTGCAACAACTTAGTTTGGTATAGACCATCATCATAGTCACCTTTAATATCTCGGTTACCAATGGTTTTATACGAACTACCAAGTATGGTAGCTATAGGCCGGAACAATGCGTCTTTACCAGCACCAGACACGCCAAGGATGATAGGCTGCCAGTTTATCTTCACGTCCGGCTTCTGTATGGTGAAAGCTATCCACCATAGTAATGCTTTACGATAGTTTTCTTCTGGCACTACGTGAGCCAAGTGGGTCAACCAAGGTTCTACGTCACCTTTCTTAGGCTCTGTTGAGAACCCTCGCCAAGTGTTTAACAGTTTACGACCATCTAGTGATACTGTGCGCTTATTGTTACCGTGTGGTACTGGTGCCCAGGTGAAGTCGGCTGCTTGATTAAAATCAGGATGGCTAGCCAACCATTTACTGAGTAGCGGTCTACCGCCTTTCTTGCCAGGAAACTCTTTTATATGGCTGATGTCAAGTGAATTAGCAGCTAATTCAGTATGGTCAGAGAAGTCATACCAAGTATTGGTGCTGCGTATGTGCCATATGTTGTCTATAAGGTGCTTAAATTTAGCATTATGCCTAGAACCAATAGAGTTGATGATGGCTTGCAGTTCTTCTGTGGACAGAGGTGTCTCACATAACTCTTGGTTGTACGCAAACATTCTAGCAGCTACTTCTTTTATGTCATGTATCTGGCTAAACAACCAACCACATAGACGTGTCAACTCGTTATTGCGATTACCATTCGGTATATGATCTGGTATATCGTACGATGAGAAGTCATCTGAGCCAGACTGTGACTGCTTACTGTTAGACTTTTTAAAGAACATAGCAACATGCTCGTCAACTATGCTTTGGTCAGTATTAACCACAGATGGTGCGTCATTATAAGCTATACCTGTCATAGCTATAAATGACTGCTTTTTACCAGGATATAGCTCTACACCACTATTAGCAGAGTCATTGTGACGGTTTTGTAGCTCACCAAATAAGAACGCATGAAGGCCGTTACCAGACTGAGATAGTTCTACAAACGTGGTCTGCGTTAGCCGGTCTACCAGAGGAGTACGAGGGTCGTTTGGCTTGATTGGGAAGTAGTTATCATAGTCTATAACGACTATGCCATCTTCTGGGTTTGGTATGAAACCTAAGCCACCTATTAGGTCTGGGTTTGAGTTGTATAGCTTGAGACAATGCTCGAATGAGTACTGTCTATCTGGCGTTGACCATTTAGCAATGTCAATACCAGGACCAAGAGGATTGTTGCTCGTCAGCCTGACTGGACGTTTGGTTGGCTTGTCGTCTGTTTTCTGACGTGTTGTCTTAACTAATGACCAGATGACCCACCGGTCTAACTCTATAAGAGCACTTGGTATATCATCTGGTTGGAATTTTGTTTGTGTAGCATAGACTGCTGACACATGCTCGTACTCATGTTCTGCCATGTTATGTCCTTAGGTAATTGTTGTGACAAACTAAGTAACACTGCTATACTTAATAGCAGTGCTCTTAGATATGACAACATGGAGGTATGGGCCCAAGTGATCAGCTTAGACCACCGATTTGATTAACCGGTGGTTCATTATATCATATAAAGTATGATTTATCAACTAAATGAGCTCTAATTTATACCCTAATTTTAACAGTTCTACCAGGACGTACGTGTTGCTGATTGAGGTATAAGTGGTTAAGTTATCCTTTGTGCACTTTACTTTCATGTCCTACTCCTCAAACAGTTTGTCAAAGCAACATTCACAATAGCCAGATATTTGAGTTTCTTTCCAGCCTTCTGGCGTATACACATTAGATGATTGAAACGCTGAGCCGCAACTAACGCATTCTGTCCATAGCTGTATACCGTCAGACAACGCTTGTCTAAATTGGCCCTCTGATGTTGGTCTAAAATTTGTATTTCTGTTCATAATAGCTCCTTACCTGCCCATCCAAGAAATTAGTATATAGTTATCGTCAATCCATCTTATGGCCTTGGCCAACTCTAGGCCGTCTTCTTCTAGCTCGTTAGCAAACGTAGCCAATGATTTGTTTATGCACGACCAACCTATAGAGTCATACCAATTGCACTCACCTGGTGGTGTATAGTAGTTCTCTGGGTGAACTGGTATACCAAAGTGTTCGCAGAGCTTAGTGTCGATAGCTGAGAACGATTCTGGCTCGGATGCTTGATTGACTTTTGGTACTAGTTGAATGTAGTGTGCCATGCTATTCTCCGTTAGTAGTGATAACTGTAGTTGTAGCTAGTTGTGTGCCGAATGAGCAACCCATCATTAGTTTAATTGCCTCCATACCAAGTTGGACTGCTTCGGCTGTTGAGAGTTCTGGGTATTTGATGGCATGTGATATACCACATGCAATGTACTGCTCGTCAATGTCTTGACCAAAGATTGCACGAGTGTGGTGATATATTCCTTTTATAATTTTCTCCTCGTGACCTTTACGTGGTTTGATTTCTAGTGATGGTGCTGATGTTTCCATGTTATTCTCCAGTTTCTGCTCTATATTGACGGATTCGTGTATATAATGATGTGCAATTATGGTATAAGCACAGTTCTTCTATGTTGTCCTTATCTTCACCTGTCAGTTGTAAGAACAAGTTGAATGCTTCTTCTATTTGACTATCAGTCATATCGTTTAATAAGAAGCATACGATGCCATGCAGTCTGTGGTACCAGATTGTTTCGTTAGTCATGCTCATGTTATTCTCCAAATGGAAGTTGAATTGTGCCAGTATGATGGCTGATTATAATACCTTCTATTCCATCAGCTTTCATCTGCTGAATATCTCGTATTGAGCAATATGGTCCACCAGAGATTTTGAAGTCATAGCCTTTATCCCAAGCTGTTTTCATATCGCCAAGTGTTTTTACAGGAACTTCGTCAAATGCTTTTGAGTAAGGTGCCAATTTTACTACCAAGAAGGTTCTCATGTTGTTTCTCCAGGTTTATTGATTTGCCAGATAATATCATATCAAATGATGATTGCGATGTAAACTTTATTTCTTTACATTTATAGCTAGACATGATATAATCATAAGCCATGAGAGAACCAATAGTTAGCATGAAAAGAGAACAGAATGTGCTTTGGAGAACCAATGAGAGAACTTATTATTGGCATATAATTTGTCTGCAAGTTATTGATTTTATTATCTTTTTTATTAAAGAGAACAGAGAGAACCAGAGAACATATTTTAATAGTATATTTTTAGATGTTATTATATTTCCCTAGGAGCCAACTTTCACCGGTTCTCCTGGTTCTCCTCGATTTTTATCAATAAAATCAATGACTTATAGACTAAGATCAAAAATCGAACCGGTTCTCTCTTAACTTTTTGGTTTTCTTTTATCGCCCAATGGAGTACAACATGAATGAAGTAATAGACTGGACAGCAGTAGAACGTCAAGTTTTGAGCCAGAAAAAGGTCAAATCTGGACTACGAGCAGAGGAATTGAGGGAGCGAATCGACCCAGAACCGATAATTAGACAGATGTTAAGTCTGGTCAATGAAGCTGACAGAACGCCAGTCGAGGACATACCACGTCTGGTATTCAAGGCGAACACACTAAACATGATACTGAAGAAAGTTATGCCTGACTTGCGCAGTCTTGAAGTCAGTGAGAAGGACAATAAGCACTCGACTCTCATCATCCAGATGGAGCCGAGTACTGGTAAGCCTGATTTAGATGGCTAGTTTGTCTACTGCTATTATTTCAAACTGCTCTATATCATGTTCTGGTATATTTAGCTCAATAGCTAGTTCTTTTATGTAAGTTTCTGCAGCCTCTAAGGAGTCAGTATAGCCATGTATCTCAACTTCGTATTTTACTAAGTAAATCATTTTATTTCTCCAGTTATTGTGGCCATCCCTGGCCTTTAAGTTAATTAGATAGCTAGTTCGTATGTGTGGCCACCATATACACAGATGCCATCTTTTTTCAAGGCCCGATTGATTTTAATCCAGCATGAGGTCCTGTAGTCATTTTCCTTGCCCCAAAGTATTGGGTCAATGTAGGCCATTGATTTGGCGAGTGAATCGAACTCAATTCCATCAACTCTGGTTTTGATTTTGCCTTGTTTATAAGTTTTCTTTTCGGCCTTTGGTTCAGCTTTTGGTTTGGCCTCTTGCCACATTTTGGCCTCCTCTTCGCGGATTCTAGCTTCTTCAGCCTTTCTGGCCTCTTCAGCCTCTTGACGAGCTCGTTCTTCGGCCTCTTGCCATGCAGCCTCTCTTTTCCTTTGAGCTCTCTTGGCATTGGCTTGAGCTGCTTTAGCTCTCAATACTTCTTCGTTTCCATGGGCTTGTGATGGTTTAACTTTAGCTGCATTCATAATATTCACCTTATATTGATTAGATTGATTTGTTTGGACTGCGAGTTTATTATCTCTCGCGAATCCAAATCTGTCAACTGTTTTATTCAAAAGTGTGAAGTACTTCTCATTTATTCGAGTAATAAGAACAAACAAAGAACAAGATAGACTAATGTTCTCTATCTGTACTCATCCTGATCTGGTCGGGGGGGG